ATCCGCCGATGGCGAAGACGATCACCCAAGACCCGAAGCGTCGCGCGCGAATGGCCGCCGAAGATGCCGGCCGTATCAGCGACGACGACAGCAACACGGGCGGCGGCAAGAAGATCCCGGCCAAGACCGAGAAGATGGACGCCGCCGACGGCGCGCCGGCGCCCGAGGGCGGCACCACGGTGGCCGACATCATCAAGACGATCAAGAGCGGCAAGATCGCGGTCAAGGACATGGAGGCCATCGTCTCCGCGATCCGTGAACGCGAGGCCGACAAGGCGGACGACGACGCGCCGGCCGATGTCGACGCACCCGGAGCCAAAATGCAAAAGCACGAAGACGAGGAGGGGGTGATCCACGACGCCACGGAAACGCCGGCCACGCCTGCCGATGCGAACGAGGACAGCCCGGTCGCGATCGAACTCGCCGCGATGAAGGGTGAGGTCATGGCGTTGCGCAAGCAGCTGAACGCCACCGAGGCGACCGGCAAGCGCAAGGACGACGTCGCGGTCGCCATGCAGCGGCTGAAGGGCCGCCCGATGGGCGCCGAGATCGAGAAGGAGCTGATCGCGCTCCACAAGGAGCACGGCCCGAAGGCGTTCGCCGCCCTGGTCGACCGTCTCGTGAAGACGTTCGCCGTGGCGCCCGACGACGCCGACGCCGCAGCCCGGTTCGCCGCTGGCGAGGTGCTCGACGACGACATGCCCGAGTGCGTCGAGCCCTGGCACGGCAGCGGCGCCAAGGCCGTAAAGCAGGCGCTCGACTTCGCGAAGGAGTGGGAGCTGCTGAAGAGCAAGGGCGGCCTGCGCTCGACGCAGGACAGCTACGTCGCGCTCAACATGGCGCGCGCCGGGTTCAAGCCGCCGCGCAAGCCGAAGCCGGCCGTCAACGGCAAGGCCTGAGACCCGACACCCGACACTGACCCGACCCGACACCCGACACAGAGGACACGATGGCCGACCGCACGTTCAACAAGGTCTACCGCAGCGAAGAGCGCGGCATGCGCTCCATGATCGTGAAGAACGCGGTCCAGCTGTATGGCGGCATGCTGGTCGGCAGCGCCACGGCGGACGGGTTCATCGACGTGTGGAACAACGTCGCGACCACGATCTTCTGGGGGCTGCTGCTCCAGGACGTGCTGGGCGCCACCGGCGCGACGCCGCCGGCCACCGGCCGCGTCAACACCGCGGGCGTGACGCTGAAGGGTGTCGCGGTCGCCGGCACGCCGACGCAGGCCAAGATCGGCTCGCCCGTCTACTCGCAGACGTCGAACCCCGACGACATGACGATGACCGCCGCGACCTCGCGCGCCATCGGCCTCCTGGTCGCGTTCCGCACCGCGTCGGACTGCGACGTCCAGTTGTTCACGCCGGTCGAGTTCCTGGCCTTCGCGTCCTGATCCCGGGCCCGCACAAGAGGTAACCCAGCATGTCGTCCGTCATCTCCAGCGCGGTGCTCGCCAACGGCCTCCGCACCGAGTTCGTCGACACCTACAACTCGATCCGCAATCGCCAGGCGGACGGCCGCGTCGGCCAGGTCATGGACCTCGGCATCACGGCGACGAACCGGAAGCACGAGTTCGCCTACTTCAACGCGGCGCCGCACATGGAGTACTGGCAGCGCGGGAACACCATCCCGAGCGACGCCTTCGACTCGGTGCAGTTCTCGGCCGTCGTCTACGAGTGGGCGCGCCGCGTGAAGTGGAGCAAGTTCGACCGCGAGGACGACCAGACGCAGTCGCTGATGACCGCCGCGCGCAAGGCCGGCGAGTCGGCCGGCCTGCTGCCCGAGCGCTTCCTGTTCGACCTGCTGAACAACAGCACCTCGCTGTCGACCACGCTGCCCGCGATCCCGAACGCGCCCGACGGCGTGTCGCTGTTCTCGACCACGGACGGCACCGGCGCGGCGCGCTTCGGCGCGACGAACGGCAACCTGCTCGGCGGCTCCGGCGTCGCGACGCTGTCTGCGATCCTGACCGACTACTACAAGGTCATCACGCAGTTCATGCTGTTCCAGGACGGCAAGGGGCAGCCTTTGTTCAGCCCCGAACTGATCGCTGGCGGCGTGCTGATCATCTTCTCGGCCGCCGACCTCCAGGTGTTCGAACAGGCCTTCCTGCAGGTGCGCCAGGGCGTGGTGTATGGCTCGAACACCGCCGCGGCCGCGGTCACCAACGTGGTGCAGGATGCGAGCCGCAACGTCGAGCTGTGGAGCTCGCCGCGCCTCGCGACCCTCGACTGGTATGTCGCGCTGAAGAACTCGCCGACCAAGCCGCTGGCGCTGCTGCAGCGGTCCGGGCTGAAGGAGTACCAGTCCCTCGCCGACGACAACAACAGCGACCACACCCGCAACACGGCCGAGGAGTACGTGCAGTGGGAGATCCGCGAGGGCGCGTTCAGCGCGCTGCCCTACGGCCTGATCAAGGTCAACAACTGAGCGCGGCGCGACCGCGCGCGTGACTACGCGGGCCGCTGCTCCTGCCGGGGCGGGCGGCCCGTGCTGTATCCGGCCCTGGCATCGACCACCGAAGCGGAGAACAAACGCGATGGGCGACACACCACAGAATCAGCCGGGCAAGCCCGGCCAGAAGAAGGCGACCGGTCTACCACCGGCGCAGTTCATCCCCGACCTCGAGACGCACCGCAACGCCATCACCGTCAAGCGGTGGTATTGGATCGGCGCGCTGCCGTCGCTGCCGACCGAGTCGTGCGACCTGGCGGGGTTCAACTTCCCCAAGGTCAACGAGCTGGTCGAGAGGGATGGCGACGGCCAGACCACCCGGCTGCCGATGATCGGCGCGCTGGTGCAGTGGACGCGCGAGGACCTCGACCGCATCCGCACCAAGATGGCGCGCACCGTGGTGCGGTTCTACGAGGCGCGCGACCCGCAGGCGCCGAAGACCAAGGACCCGCGCCTGCACCGCGCGCGCAGCGGCCGCAAGGGGCAGCTCATCACCATCCCCACGGCGCAGGAGCTGCAGCAGCGCCGCGAAGCCGGCCTGACGCCGGTCATCTACCAGCAGTCGCCGTTCGACGAGCCGGTGGCGGCGTTCGTGTTCGCGCAGCTCTGCGCCGACCAGGACGCGCCCGACCGCGGCGCGCAGTACCCGCTGCCGGTGTCCAAGACGGGCATCGAGTGGGGCGAGGACCGCCCGGCGACCGAGGTCGCGTAACCAAGAAGAACCATGTCCGGCACCCCCACCGAAGCAGAGATCCAGACGCAGTGGAAGGCGGCGGTCGACGTCCTCGAGACGTTCCGCAACTTCGCCGACGGCACGATGGTGCTCGGTGGTGGGAAGCTCGACGTGCTGGTGCAGTCGCTCGAGGGCGACTTCACTCCGTCCGGATTGGCGCAGTGGGGCGACGGCGCGCGCGCGGCGATGTCCTCGGTGGTGACGCCGGGCAATGTCAGCGCCGCGCTCACGCCGCTGCTGTTCGAGTACCGGCGCATCCTCGCGATCGACGCGACGGTCGGCTTCGGCAGCGGTTTCAGCAACCTGGCCGAGGCGATGCGCGCCCTCTACGAGTGGTTCGTCGCGAAGGGCCTGTCGGTCAAGACGCGCGCGATCACCTATGCGGGCGCCGTCCTCAGCGGCTCCAACGGTGGCTCCGCTTTCGGCAACGGCGCCATGGACCGCCTGACGGTCGACGAGAACGGCTTCAACATCGAGGCCTGCCACGTCGAGAAGAAGGCGTTCAGGTGCCGCGCCGACCAGAACAGCGGCACCGAGAAGAACGCCGAGGTCTTCGAGGTGGTCGGCACCGCGCAGTCGTTCGACTCGCTGCTGCGCGCCTCGTTCGGCTCGGGCGAGACCATTCGCCGCACGATCGTCAGCAAGCACGCCGGCAGCTCGGAGGGCGGGTCGCTGCTCAACAACAGCAGCTTCTCCGACTTCAGCGCGACCGCGACGCCGAAGTTCAATAGCTGGACCGAGACCGCCGGCGGCGCGCAGCTCGCGCAGGACACGACCAACTTCTACCGGTCGTTCCCCGGCGCGCAGGTCGACGCCTCGCTGAAGATCACCGGCGGCGCCGGCACGGTGACGATCAAACAGACGATCGACAACACGCGCGCGCGGCGGCTCGACCCGAACACGCCGTACTTCCTGCGCATCATGGTCAACAAGACCATCGGCAGCGGGCTCGGCGGCAACGTCGTGATCCGCATGGGCAGCAAGTCGGCCACGATCGCGGTCGCGTCGCTGGCCGCCGGCTGGAACGAGTTGAAGATCGCGCTCGGCACCAGCAACTGGTTCCGCAAGTTCGACGAGGATCCGTGCGACATCGAGATCGAGTGGAACACCTCGACCTCGGGCTTCCTGCTCGTCGACGACGTGCTCTTCTGCCCGTTCGACCTGGTCGATGGCACGTGGTGGTGCCTGCGCCAGAACAACGCGACGCCGATTGCCTGGCTCGTCGACGACGTGCTGACGTTCACCGACACGGGCGGCGCGCCGGCCACCGGCAAGATCCAGTGGTGGCTCTTCGTCGCCGGCTTCGGCTACCTGCCGTCGAGCGGTTCGCCGACGTTCGCGGACCCGTGACGCCATGACGGCCGCCGCCGATCTCTGGACCGCGGTCAAGGCGTCGTACGACTCGGCCGGGCTCTTGACGCTGACCAACATCCGCAACCGGGCGGCGGTCGCGATCAACGACACCGCGGGGACCTCGGCGTCGCAGGCCGTGATCGACCTGTGGCCGATCTACGCGCAGGCCGCCTACGACCCGCTGAGCGCCACGAACATCGAGCTCGGCAAGCTCGGCGTGATCGCCGTGCTGTGGCGGCGCGGCGGGACCTCGAGCACGATCGAGCAGGTCAAGTGGGACGAGGTCTTCGGGCAGTCGGGCGCGATCGCCAACCTGCGGCGCACTGGCGCGCGCGGCCATGCGGAGCCCAAGACCAACAGCGGCGCGCTCCGCTCGCCGGACCTCACCGCCGACGGCCGGCCCGTGCTGCCATGGTCGGACCGCCGCAGCATGCCGCCCAACTTCCTGCCGACCTCGAAGCCCGCCGACGGGCTGGACCCGTGACGCCGTGGTTACGCTGTTCGACGAGGGCGACAAGCTCCGGCGGATCGGCAAGCGGCTGGAAGACCCGCAGACCGCGCTGAAGGTGATCGGCGCCCTGATGGTCAGCGAGAGCCAGGGCGCGTTCCGCGCGCAGTCGTTCGGCGGCAAGGAGTGGAAGGACCGCGCGCCGATCAACGTGTTCGGCCTGCTCGCCGACTTCCGCGTCGGGCGCCAGGCGCCGCTGCCGCGACGGTTCGAGCGGCGTCCGGCCCTGCGCGACACCGGCCGGCTGGCGGCGTCGATCGCCGCGGTGGTCGAGGGCAACAGCGTCGTCGTCGGGACCAATCTTCCCTATGGCTCGGTGCACAACTTCGGAGGCCCGGTCGAGTCCGTCGAGATCACCAAGGACATCCGCTCGCGGCTGTGGGCCTGGCTGCGGCAGCAGACGCGCGAACTGAAGCGCTCGCTCGGCTGGCTGCTCAACAGGAAGCTGGTCGGGACGAAGCTGAAGGGGACCGTGCCGCAGCGCCAGTTCGTCGGCGTCACGCCGCAGACACGCATCGCGATCCGCAAGGCGATCGGCCGCGAGGTCTTCGAGGTGCGGCTGTGAGCGGCAAGGGCGGCCCCACGAACCCGCCGAGCCCGCCGGGCCCCGAGACCGTCAACCTGCTCGCGTCGCCGAGCGCGTCGCCGCGCGTGATCCGTGCGCCAGGCCGCCTGGTCGTGAACCCGACCGACCTGGGGCACGTCTACCCGCACGGCGGCGCCGAGATCGGCCGCGTGCGCGCGATGGTCGTGCGCAGCCTCGGCGGCCCCGGCTTCCGCGTCATGGCCGAGGGCCTCGGCGAGCCGAGCGACATCCTGAAGGCGCCGCAGCGCTATGTGTTGTCCTTCTTCCTGCGCGGGTTCGATGACGCCGCGCTGGCCTCGCTGTGGCCCGACCAGGTGTCCGTCGGCGATCCGAGCGGCCATGCGACCTTCTTGGTGCCGGGCCTCACGGTGCCCGGCCAGTCGGCGGTCGAGGACCGGTCTCGCGTGCTGCTCTTCGTTCCCGACGACGTGATCCGCGCGCCAGCGATCCTCGTCTACCGCGGCATCCCGGACTGGGCCGACGTTGCCGAGATGGCGTTCCAGCGCCAGGACGAACTCGGCCTGCCGATGACCATCGAGTGCCTGCGCGACTCCATCGGCAACACGCTGGCGATCGGTCGGCTGGCGGACCTTACACTGTGAAATCATGTGGCCATTCCAGAAGCGGCAGCTGCCGATCGTCACAAATGCCGCATACGCGCGGTGGTTGCGCGCGCAGCGGCCGTCGTGGGTATGGTTCTTCCGGCTGACCGAGGTCGAGCAAGAGCAGCTCGCGATGCTGGGCGACGAACACGCCGAGCGCACCGCGGTCGGCGTCGGGTACGCAGTCGCTGACCCGGTGCTCGCCGAGGCCGGCGTGCAGGCGGCTCGCGGCGACCTCGAGGGCGAGGTGACGCTCGCGAAGCGGCTGGCGGCCGATGTCGCGGGACGCA